ATTAGCAGTAGTAACAGGAACCTTTGTCTCTGGTGGTTTTACTTCTGGTGTTTCTGGTGGATCTGGTGTCTTAGTCTTTGGAATCGGAGCAGGCTCCGTGATAATCATCTGTTCAGGTTCAAACTGAATAGGATTAAAACTAGGGATGCCAGAATCGCAAAACGTAACCAATCCTCTTTCGTCATCAGATTTGATCTGATTATTCTTTGGATTATTTGTTTCATGTGCCTCTACACATCCAGGGATGTCTACTATAGGGACACCAATATCTATTGTTACAGGTGGTGCAACAGGGATAGGAGGTGAAGAATAGTTACCAGAATCTACCACCGTGATATCAGGTATACTAACACCACTAATATTAATCTCTTTAATTTCCATCAGTCCTCAAATAATTTAAAAATTCCTGTCCAAATAGAATGGAAGAACACATACAGGAAGAAAGTATTCTGTGCGTCTTTCTTTACCTGTTTCTTATAAGTCGTTTGTGCCATAATTTTAAATAACGATACGCCTTATTTAACGAAACTCACCAAACTTTAATTAACAGTCATTGAATGCAGACCCAACTTCAGATCCAATAGTTTCACCAACTTGTTTTCCTAAGAGTAGTGCCCAACCACCTGCTAACCATCCGACATATGGAATACTAGCAAGTGCAGGTGCAGCAACACCACTAGCGATTGCGGTTCCTGCCATTGCACCTTGTGACCGTGCTCCAGCGTCCGCGATCAAACATTCTACTTCTTTCGCAGACTTTCCCTCTTCACCTATTGCACCTCCCATGTTACGGGTGCCTTCTCTGGTGTACTGATCACGACGATATTCTTGACGTTGTTCTGTACCACCACCAAAGAATCCCCTCTTCTCCTTATCAAGATCAAGAGATCTTTCTGATTCTAAAATCTTAGGATCATCTGCACGATATTCAATTTCATATCCATCCTTACCAGCTTTAATTCTGTATGAGGAATAAGGACCACGAGGAAGATTAAATGTTGGAGGTTGTTGAACTTTCGGTTCTTCTTTCAGAAGATAACCTAGCAGTCCAATATGAGAGACTGCAAACAACGTTCCTGCAGCAATAGCAACAACTTTCAGAGGAGATTTTTTCTTAGGTTGTGATGCTGGTATATAATCTTCTTTTTCGTGGTTGAATATACTCATGGGAGTTTAGGAATAGCAGGTCCTGTTGTACTAGGAATAGCAGGACCAGTGACTTCTGGTAGTTCTGGCATTGCAGCATCAAGAAGACCAGGAAGAGCTCTAGTAACACCTTCGGTAATAACCTCGGTTAGTCTTTCTCTTGCTCGTTCCTGCCATGTCTCTTGATTCACAATAACATAAACACTTCCACCGATAACTGCCAATGAAGTCAGTCCAGATAGAAGTGCAATAACATTAATTACTTTTTGCATTTTAAATCACTCAACGTGTACTGTACCGATCATTCCGGCACCTTTATGTGGACCACACCAATACGTATAGTCTCCCGATTCAGGGAAAGTAACATCAAACTCTTCACCAGGCATCATTGCTAATGCTTCGTGAGAAATTTCTGGATGATCTTCCACAACCACATTGTGTGGTGGAAGCATATTGTTAACAAAATGAACTGATTCACCAGCAGAAATAGTAACTTCTGCAGGATCAAAAACTAGATTTCCGTTTGAACCCATTTGGACATCAACTGCAAATGCAGGTGTTGCCATGAACATTGTAGCAATTAAAACAACAGCACTAAGAAATTTTTTCATCTTTCTTTTCCTCTTTTGGTTTTTCTTCTTCTTTCTTTTTAGCAGGTACAACGCCAAAAGTAGCTAGCGTACCAGTGAAGACAGATGCAATAAAAGTAGGATCGATGTTTTTTTGAGGAATCCCAGGAACAGTTACATAATTAAGGGTCAGAATTGCTGCTGACCAACCCAATATAATAACTCTCACTAGGGTAGAAACCCCTTCATCAGCCCACTCAAATTTGTTTTCCTTTTTGGTTTCCCCTTTCTTCTTTGGATTTGACTCCATAGTGAAAAAGGTAAGGCAATTTTATTTATCAAAAAGACTAATAAAATATTCTGCATCCACAACAATTAGTGGTTTTTTATGATTTTTTTTCATAACAACTATAGGTTCATAGTCACCACAATTTGCCTTTGATTGTTCATAAGCTTCCCATACATTTAATTTTTCTACATTCTTACATTCAATACTATGTGGAAATTTCTCTCTAGCAGCACGTGCCATAATAAGATCTTCTCCACCAGCACCCATACTTCTAGATTCAATATCTTCAGGATGAATATCTAATGCTTCAATTAATTTTTGTCTAACCCACTTCTGCAGATTTCTTCCCTTCGCTTTTGCACTCTGAGGTTTCATATTATAGATTTAAATATAAGCTATATATTTCCCTTTCAACCCTGGCAGAGTTATTTTACTGGGATATTAGATGCTTGTCAATCCCTCTGTCTCCAGTCATCAGATTTTTCTTGTCTAAACCAATCAACGATTTCATCTGCACCAGAGAACCCTGTACGGTGATTGGATGGGTCGGGATCTCCTAGGTCCATCCTATTCATAAAATCGTCTAAGCCACCCTCAGGCGCGTCTGGAAGCGTCGATTGTCTCCTAGCCATACGCAACATTGATTCCGCTGATCTATTCGCTTTAGCTAGTTTCTGGGCCCAGATCATGTCGTTTATCTGAACCTCTTCATTATTAGCAATTCGTTTGCAGATATATTCCATCCGCAAACGATATTCTGTTGACAACATAAACTTATACCCTACCACCTTTATTTAGATACAAAAAAAGGGAGTCTTACGACTCCCTAATCCCACGGATCTGGTATTTGAATTTTAGAGCTTGTAGTTGCCATGCGTCCGACAGACTTTGTGGACCTAGGTTTAGTAGAGTCCACTGTTTGTCTGTCAGGTTTGGATCTTTGATTGCGAGGGCCTTCCAACCACTCCCAAAATCTTTTGTCATAGCTGGAAACCAGCGAACGTATCTTTCTTAACATCCTGTTTAATACCTCCAATGACATACGATTCAATCTCAGTCTCCTGAGGAGCGTTCTGCATCATCTTAGAGTTCAACCAGTGTTGAGTCCATGGCAATGGATTGTTTGACATTGGTGTGTCAAAGATTGGTTTCAGTCCAATAGACTTCATACGACGATTAGCAATATACTCAACATAAGAATGAAGTAGTTTTGCATTCAGACCAATCATAGATCCATCTTTGAACAGATATTCTGCCCAATCTTTTTCTTCTTCTACACAAGATCTGAACATTGCATAAACGTTCTCTTCCTCTTCTTGCATGATTTCTAACATTTCAGGATCATCACCATTTGCCCAGTTCTTAAGAATATTCTGAGTGATTACTAGATGTTGACTTTCATCACGAGCAATCAAGGAGATAATCTTTGCAGATCCTTCCATCAGTTTAAGTTCACCAAAAGCAAACGTACATGCAAAAGAAACATAGAAACGAATACCTTCAAGAATATTTACGTTTACAACTGCACGATAAAGTTTACGTTTGAGTTCTTTCTTTTCCCATTGTGCTGTTGGACTATCCTTGAAGTCGGATTGCCACATATTACCAGTGTCATACTGATGGGCCATTGCAATCAACTCATCATATGCTTTAGTGACACTTGCAGCACGTTCAATAATTTTCTCATCATCGAGAATAGTATCAAATACCTCAGTAGGATCTGAGTATACATTTTTGATGATGTAGGTATAGGAACGACTATGGATCATCTCCATAGTTTCCCAGATAGTCATACAAGCTTCTAGTTCAGGTAGTGAACAGTAAGGGATAAAAGCCATCCCAGGACCACGCCCTTGTACACTATCCAGTAGGATCTGGTACTTAAGATTGCTGGTAAAAATGTGCTTCTGTTCAGAGCGTAGTGTCTGATAGTCCGCACGGTCTTTCTGGAGGGAGACCTCCTCAGGTCTCCAGAAATATCCAAGTTGTTGTTGGGTAAGTTTGTCAAATACAGGATACTTATAAGAGTCATATCTTTGAACCCCAAGAGGGGCTCCAAAGAACATAGGTTGTTTTTTATTATCAACTTTACATGAGTTGAATACTGTCATACCTTCGACAGTTGGTTTTTGTGATTCCTTAATAAACTCCATTTAAGTCTCCTTAGATTTTGCAGCTTTCGCAGTCTTCTTCCTCTGCTTCTTCTAGTTGTCGCATAATCTGATCCAATACTTTAGAGTCAGATTTTGATTCGTCTAGTTCATCTACATCTTTCTTTGCATCATAGGTGTTCTGATAGTAAGAAGTTTTCCATCCATATTTGTAAGTGGTAAGAAGGTCTTGTGCCATTACAGAAACTGGGACTTCATTGTCTGGATAGTTCTCTGGATTGTAACTCCAGTTACCTGAAATTGCTTGGTCAAAGAACTTCTGCATTACGGATACAATTTTAACATATCCTTCGTTAGATGTCATCTCCCAAAGAAGCGTGTAATGATTCTTAAGGGATTGATATTGAGGAACGATCTGTTTGAGCGGTCCTTTTTTGCTTTTCTTAACGGACAGATACCCTCTAGGTGGCTCGATTCCATTTGTTTCGTTTGACACAACGGAACTGCTTTCTGATGGCATCTGAGCAGACAATGTTGAATGTCGTAATCCATATGTTTGAATCTCGGTTCGTAGAGTCTCCCAATCATAAGTGTATTCTGAATTTACTATTTCATCAACGTCACTCTTATATGTATCGATTGGAAGAATTCCATCGGCATACTTAGTGCGTGAGAAGTATTTACATGGACCTTTTTCCTTAGCAATCTGATTAGAAGACTTCAGGAGATAGTACTGGAATGCTTCAGTAAGTTCATGGACTAATTCCCATGCTTTAGGATCATCATATTTTACATTGTTCCTTGCAAGATAATGAGCAAGACCAATGTATCCAATACCGAGAGACCGACGAGAACGTGTACTAACTTTTGCAGCTTCAATTGGATACCCCTGATAATCAATAAGTTCTTCAAGTCCTCTTACAGCAAGGTCACAAAGTTCTTCTAGATCATCAAACTTTTTGAGTTTACCAACATTGATTGCAGAAAGAATACACAATGCAATCTCACCATCACCATCAATATGTTCTAGTGGTCTGGTTGGTAGAGTAATTTCTTGACACAAGTTACTCATACTCACCTTATCTTTGAAGGATGAATGTGAGTTGCAGTGGTCGATATTCATGATATAAAGACGACCAGTCTCTGCACGTTCCTTAAGAAGATCTAGGAAAAGT